AGTACTTAGTGGCCACTCTTTTACAAAATCATTTACAGAACATACCATTGTACTGGGGCTCGTTTCGGTGAGGACCGATTTGACCTACCAGCAGGGTCTTAACCGCATGTTCAGCCGAGAAACAATATACGATTACTACTGGCCAACGCTATCAACGATTGGCGAACAAGCAATCAAAAACAAAGAAATATACGCACAAGGAAGTGCAGACGACGAAACAACGTTTGGCTATCAAGAGCGTTATGCGGAATATAGATACAAGCCAAGTTCAGTAACTGGCAAATTCCGTTCAAACGCAACAGGAACCCTTGAATCATGGCATTATGCACAGGAATACGCAAGTCTGCCATTACTTGGTGATTCATGGATTCAGGTAACAGATACAAACGTACAACGTACATTAGCGGTAGCAAGCGAACCTCAATTTATATTTGATTCGCTATTTAAATTAAGATGTACAAGACCAATGCCAGTAAACAGCATACCTGGCGGGACACATTTCTAATGGATTGGCTTGGAGCAGCTATAGGCGGATTATTTGGCTATAAAGGCCAAGAAAAACAAGATGTAGCATCCGCACAACAGGCACAACAACAAATGGCATTCCAGGAGCGAATGTCCAATACGGCCGTACAACGCCGAATGGCTGATTTAAAAAAGGCCGGAATAAATCCCATTTTAGCCGGAAGTAAAGAAGCAAGTACTCCCGGCGGAGCAATGGCTCCTATGGGAAATAGGGCAAGAGCAGCGATTGAAGCTGCATCAGCAAAACAGAATTTAATCAATTTGCAAAAGCAAGAAACTTTATTAGATTCTCAAAAGTTAAATAACCTTTCTAACTCTGCATTAACTAATATGCAGAATAAAACTATGCAATTACAATTGCCTGAATATATAAATAAATCAAAGTTTTATAAATCAGATTTAGGTTACTGGACGACAGTACTTAATGCTATGAATCCTACTATTAATAGTGGATTAGCAGCAGTAACTGCAGTCCCTAGCTTAATGAAGTTTATGAAAACTTTATCTATGGGACAAAAATAACTATGACAACTAAAAGAAAAGCCACTGGCGTACCTAAGAATACATTTCGTTCAGCCTATAACTTAGGCAACGAAAACTACAGTGAAACGTTTAATGACGGTATCACTGAACAACATCACACAGATCAGTGTGATATTAACAAAATATTAGCACAATTCATGGAAACAGGAATTATGCCACCAACAAAAGCAAACCCACAATACGCAGACGTATCAAACGTGGATTTCCAAGAAATGCAAAATCAACTAGCAACAGCAAAAACATTGTTTGAAGAATTACCGGAACAAGTGAAGGCTACTTTCAACAATGAAATGCATAGCTTTCTAAATTTTGCAGAAAATCCCGATAACCTTCCACAAATGGAAGAATGGGGTTTAGCTGTTAAAAACGAGCGTTTAGCTCAGGCTCTACAAGCAGAAGCTGGGGAGGAAACAACGTCCCTCCCAGCAGGCAAGTCGGATGAATCCGACGCGGCAGAACAGTTGTCTACTTGATACAACTGTAACGACTGACACCTTTTAGGGGTTAGTCGTAAAAATAACCTCACGAACTAAGGAGAGTGATAACAATGAGAAGACCTAGAAAAATGAACTATAAAAAATCAAAGAAACTATTTTCACGCACTGCAGCGAGAACAAATAGAAAAAACTCAATGAGAGGAAGCCGACCTATGAGAGGCGGAATCCGACTATAAAAAAAGGAGCAACTATGCCATGCTTTCATCCAATAACCGCTTATAACAAAATAGGCGGTGGACTAACGTGGAAACTCCACGAATCAAACGGAACTAAAACAACCGTAAGCTGCAAACAGTGTACTGGATGCAGACAAGAATACTCACGCCAATGGGCGTTAAGAAACATGCACGAAGCCAGTTTATGGCTTAACAATATATTCATTACGTTGACGTACGATAATGAACATCTACCCGAACACGGAACATTAGTAAAAAAAGATTTTCAAGACTTTATGAAAAGGCTTAGAAAGAAAAAAGGTGCAAATCAGCAACAACCAATAAGATATTATCAATGCGGTGAATACGGCGAAAAATTCGGCCGTCCGCATTATCATGCAATACTATTCAATACAAATTTTCGCGACCGCGAAATAATACAAGGACAAAAAGGTCTTACTCAATCAGAAACATTAAGCAAACTATGGGGTAAAGGACACTCATCCATAGGAGACGTAACATTTCAATCGGCGGCTTATGTCGCTGGTTACGTCCAAAAGAAAATTAATGGCAAAAAAAAAGACGCAATAAACGAAAATGGTTTAAAACACTACGAGATTATTACACCAAATGGCGAAATAATTGAAAAACAACAGGAATACTCAACAATGAGCCGGCGACCCGGCATAGCGGGTCACTGGTTCGCCAAACATAAAAACGACGTTTATCCGTCAGACAATATACATATTAACGGAAAAGAAATGCGACCACCTAAATATTACGATAGGTTATATGAAATAGAATATCCAGTGGATATGGCGCAAATAAAAGAGAGTCGCGTAAAGGAAATGAAAAAAACAGCTCATTTACGCACACCTGAGGCTCTGCGACAAGCAGAGAAAACACATAAAGCTCGAATGAGCATATATAGGAGAAATAAGCTATGATACTATGCAAATACACAATATATGATTCAGCACTTGAAGCATATCACCAAGATTACAGCTTGGAAAACGACGCAATAGCGTTAAGACAATTTGCCGATATGGCAAATGAAGAAACACAAATAGCCAAAAATCCAGAGGATTATTCGTTATGGCGAATTGGCACATTTGAAACAACAACCGGAGAATTAACACCGGAAGAACCCACATGTCTTGCAAAAGCACATGAACATGTGATACAATTCAAAAAAAACAAAAAATAAGGATCTAATATGCCCATGAAAAACCCTCACAAATACAATACAAGAATCGGTTCAGCGCAACAACATCAGTTCAGCGAAGTACCACATGCCGATATACAACGTTCAACATTTGATAGGAGTCATGGGCTAAAAACCACATTTAATGCCGGTCAATTAGTACCAATATATGTAGATGAAGCATTACCCGGAGATACATTTTCATGTAATCTCACTGCATTTAGCAGATTAGCAACACCAATACACCCAACCATGGATAATGCATTCATGGATACCCATTTCTTCGCAGTACCAGTTAGATTAGTCTGGGATGATTTCGAAGAATTTATGGGAGAAACTAAAACATATAAATCAGCTGGTTCCGATAGATTAGATGGAACACCCGACTTTTCAGTCGCAGCGCCAGTACCACCGACAATTACTGCGAGTGGCAGTGGAGAAGCAGAGCAATCATTGTCCGATTATTTCGGAATACCAACAAAAGTAGGAGGATTAGAATTCAGTGCATTATGGCACCGAGCATATACGCTCGTTTGGAACGATTGGTTCCGAGATGAAAACCTCCAAGCCCCAAAAACAGTAGATACAACAAGTGGCAATGACACAACAACGTATGCATTACTTAATAGAGGAAAAAAACATGATTATTTCACATCAGCATTACCGTGGCCACAAAAAGGCGCAGATGTAACAATACCTTTAGGAACAACAGCTCCAGTTCAAACTGGCGCAACCTTTGATGGCGACGCCAATTCAGGTGCAAACCGTATATCAGCAACACGCGCTTCAGACGGTGCTTCATTTCAATTAGGAGCAGACGCCTCTTTTTTATATGGTTCTACAGCTTCAGCACCAACAGGAACCGAATTATATGCAGATTTAACAAACGCAACAGCAGCAACAATTAATCAACTTCGATTAGCATTTGCAACACAAAAATTTCTTGAAATACAAGCCAGAGGCGGTTCAAGATATATCGAAGTAATAAAAAATCACTTTAACGTAACTAGCCCAGATGCTAGATTACAACGACCAGAATATCTTGGTGGCGGAAGCTCACCGGTCAACATTAGCCCGGTCGCACAAACGTCGTCAACAGACGCAACAACACCGCAAGGTAACCTGTCGGCCATAGGAACGACAGTACTTAGTGGCCACTCTTTTACAAAATCATTTACAGAACATACCATTGTACTGGGGCTCGTTTCGGTGAGGACCGATTTGACCTACCAGCAGGGTCTTAACCGCATGTTCAGCCGAGAAACAATATACGATTACTACTGGCC